CATTCTCTTATCACTTGTACGCTCGGCAACTGGAATGCGCCGGAGTACACTGACATTTTTGATGCTGCTGAGGTCAACTTTGACGAGCAACGTGAACTAGCGCAGACCATTGCGGGTGCGTTGGGTCGTCGCGTGGATCAGTTGATTATCGACGCTCTAGCTGCCGAAGCGAGTCCGGCGGGCACTATTGTCCACGGTTCGGGCGGTATGACTGTGGCGAAGGTGGTCGAAGCCTCCAAGCATCTCAACGACAAAGGTGTGCCCTCGGGCGACCGGCATTTTGCAGTATCTGCTGGCGGCCTTGAGGACTTGCTGAACATTTCCACGGTCACCAGCTCCGACTACAACAGCGTTAAGGCGCTGATGTCCGGCGAGCTGAATACCTGGATGGGTTTTGCATGGCACATCATCGAGTCCCGCGACGAAGGCGGCCTCCCCTATGCGGCAAGCACCTGGGAAGGTTTCGCATGGCACAAAAGTGCTATCGGCCTTGCGGTTGGAATTGATATCAAGACCGAAGTGAATTACGTTGCGCAAAAGACCTCCTGGCTTTGCAACGGCGTAATGAAGGCCGGCTCGGTATCTCGTGACGGTGACGGTTCTGTATCCGTCAGCTACCAGTAGGAGTTAAACATCATGGCATACGCATTAAGTGGTTTACAGCAGTTGGGCCCTGGTGGGAAAGCTCCCCGCATGTGGGTCTATTCGACAACCGACGCGATTGCGACTGTAAATACCTCGGGGTATTTCAACGACGCGACTGATCTTTTGCAGGTGCGCGATATAATCTGGGTGTGCGATATCAGCACACCGACGACCAATATCGTCAGCGTACTTTCAAACGCATCCAGCGTGGTTGACATATCCGACGGCACCGCAATCTCCGAAACCGACACCGACTAATCGGATCGGGTAATAGGTTCCTCGTTGTGGGGGGACACAACCTGGAAGGGCAGGGGTCTGAAACATGGCCCTTGCCTTTTCTTTTTCTTTTTAGGGACTAAGTATGGCGACCAGTATTTCGATGAGTTCCAACGCCCTGCTGATGATCGGGCACGGCACGATATCGAGCTTTACCGAAGGCGGCTCGGGAGCGGAAGCGGCCTCCAATCTCTACGGGTCCACCTTTGAAGCATTACTGTGTGCGCATCGCTGGCGTTTCGCATCAGCTAAAAGCCAACTCAGCCAGTTCACCGATACGCCGCTCAATCAGTGGACTTATGCCTACGCTCTGCCGGCCGCGTATTTGATGGGCATCCTGGTCTACCCTGATGTCGATTTTGAAATTTACGAGAACAAACTGTATTCGGACTCAAATACGGTGGCCCTGGATTACATCTTCAAACCCGACGAGTCACGGCTGCCACCATATTTTGCCAAGACACTCGAGTATGACCTGGCGTCACAGTTTGCTATTCCGGTGACCGGCAACCGATCACTGGCTGAGATCTACACGCTGAAATTTGAGAACCAGTTACGCCGGGCGAAGTTCGCAGACTCTCAATCACGACCGAGCGAAGGAATTATTGATTCACCGTTTATCGAGGCGCGAGCCTAGTGCCAAGACTGCGGACGCTGCAGACAGCATTTAATGCCGGTGTGCTCGATCCGCGCCTGGCAGCACGGACTGATGTAAAGCAGTACTTCCAGGGCGCCGATACCGGCACCAATGTCCTGGCGCTGCCGCAGGGTGGGTTCAAGCGTCGCCCAGGCATGGCATACAAGGCTACGCTGGGCGCTGAATCGCGCCTGTTTACCTTCAGTTTTAACGTCGAGCAGACCTATGTGATGGCGTTCCAGAACAACGCGATCAAGGTATATATGGATGGTGTCCTACAGGCCACCGTAACCACGACCTACACCCTGGCGCAGTGTAAAGAGCTCTATGTCACGCAGTCGGCTGACACGATGATTATCGTACACCCGGATCATCAGCCGGCCAAACTGGTGCGCGGAGCGGCGCACACAAGCTGGACTCTTTCAAACATCACACTAACCAACATTCCGCAGTTTGATTATGGCTCGGGTGATGAGGATGTCTGGGGCGCAACACGGGGCTGGCCCAAGACGGCGGCATTTTTCCAACAACGCTTGTGGTTCGGTGGTGCCAAGTCGCGACCGCAGACCTTGTGGGGGTCGCAGATTGCTGATTATTTTAATTTTGATGTCGATACCGGGGAGGATGACGACGCAATCGACGTAACCCTCGACACCAACCAGATCAACGGTTTCGTCGGCCTGATGCCATCACGGCACCTGCAGTTGTTCACGACCGGCGGCGAGTTCTATATCTCATCGAGTCCGATCACGCCCGGCAACATAGCAATCAAGAACCAGACCCGGTTCGGCTCGAGCACCGTGCCGCCGGTCAATATTGATGGCGCAACGCTGTTCCTTGACTACGGATTAAGTTCGATCAGAGAATTTCTATTCAACTGGGAGGAGGACGCTTACACATCAAACAGTGCCACACTGCTGGCGTCCCATCTTATTACGACTCCGGTTGACATGGACTCGCGCCGAGGCACGGCAAACGAGGACGCAAATTATGTTTATGTTGTCAACTCCAACGGGGATATGGCGGTGTTCAACACGCTGCGCAACCAGGGTGTCGCGGGATGGACTAAATGGGAAACCACCGGGGATATCGAGGCAGTCACCGTAGAGGGCACCGAGGTCTGGTTCGCAGTCAAGCGTTCCATCAACAGCTCCACCGTCTACTACCTGGAGCTGGCTGATCCCGATACCTATACCGACGCCAACCTGGCACAAACGCAATCCTCGAGTGCTTCAGTCACTGGCCTTGCACACCTTAATGGCGAGTCCAGCCGGGTGCGGGCTAATGGCGCCATCATGGATGATGCGGCCCCATCGGGCGGCTCTATCACGCTGGCGCGAGCTGCGACAGCGGTTGAGGTCGGCCTTGATTTTGATGTCACCGTGAAGACTATGCCGATCACCTCGAACTTTGAAAACGGTTCAATCCTGACTGAAAAGAAACGGCTGATCCGTATCGTGGCGGACCTTTACGAATCACTCGGCGTCTATGTCACAACCTCAGCCACCAGCTCGACCGTGCTATTGCCTGATCGGAATCTGGGTGAGAGTGTTCTGGATGATGTACCGGACCCCTTTACCGGCATCAAAGAGGTGTTCCTTAACGGCTGGGACCGGTTGGCCCAGGTCACCATCACGCAGACAGACCCGCAGCCGTTTACGTTGCTCGGCCTGGTCGTCGAAGTGGAGGCGTAAACGATGGTAGCGTGGGGTGCGATTTTTGCCGGTGTATCCGCCGTTGGTTCTATTATGAGCGCAGTCCAGGGCAGTAAAATGGCGGACGCAGCCGGGGCGCAGGCTGATGCAGTAGCAGCAGCCGGGGCACAAGATGCGGCGGCACTCGCAGCTTATGCCGGTCAACAGGATGCGTATGCTGGCCTGCATGATGCCTACGCAGCAAAAGCCGAGGGGGCAGTCAAGCGCCAGGCGAGGCTCAATTATGAGTATGCGATGCGCCAGGCTGGTCTTGAAGAAAAAGAGATACCACTACTACTGTTGTCGATTGAGCGAGAGGTAGACACAGAAGAACGAGAAGCTGATAACCGTGAAATAGCTCGACGCCGACAACTAAACGGTGCACTGGCGAGCCAGGTAGCACTACGCACTGCGCAGGGGGTTCAAGCATACGATGGTAGTCCGCTGGCGATGATGGGGGCGGATATCAAGATGTTCGAGCGTGACCAGGCGATAGATGCCGGCGAAACTGCGCGGCGCATTATTGATAAAAAATTCTTCGGCAGTGAGCGTGCCAAGCTGATGTCTGATCGAGTATCACTACTCCGCTATGGTGCGGACATCGGACTTGAAACCGGCCTGGAACAGGCGGAACTGGTAGGCGACGCGGCGAGTCTGCAAGCCGACGCGATACGATTGGAAGCTGCAGGCACTCGCATGAGTGCGTCATCCCTGCTGTCGTCTTCACAGCTTGAGGCTGAGTCGATCCGCATCGGGGGCAAGCAGGCGCAAACCAGCGGTTATATCAATGCGGCTAGTGGTCTTGCTAATGCGGCATATCGCTACGGTAGTTTGGGGGGGTAGATGGCAACCACGAAACGATACCAGTCGGACCTCCAGCCGCGCACACCGCAGGCGCGTAACCCGTTCGGCTATGGGCAAGGCATTAGTACCCCACCGCCGCCAAATATACCGATGCCGCCACGACCGAGCGCGGCACCGCCAGCGCCACCTCACATTTATCGGCCGAAAACGACACCGGCCGAGGCAACGGCAAGGGCTGGGGCACAGATCGCCAGCGATCTTTCCCGGGTGCTGGGCCAATGGGGAGATGTGGC